AAAATGAACGGGTAACCCCTTCAAAAATGAACGGGAATCATAATACTAGTATATTATATAACCAAAATCATATATCTCCTAACGGAGGGTTAAGCGCAAGCGCTTTGGATTCAAAAGAAGAAAAAAATGAGAACCCTAAGACTAAGCCAAAGAAAGAACCAACAATCATAACGAAAGCAAGAAATATCTTTGAACCATATTTCGAGAAAAAGACAGGCGAAAAGTATTATTGGAAAGTTGTAGACGCTGTTCAGATGAAAAGATTGATAAATCAGCTAAAATTCTCACGAGCAAGCAGGGATCTGCCTACTACGGATGACGATTTGCTTTCTGCTCTCCAAGTTTTCCTTGATAAGATAAACGACAATTGGATGCTGGCTAACTTATCTGTTTCAAATATAAGCTCAAAATATAATGAGCTGGTTGCGCAAGCAAGGAAACAAAAAGGTCAAATTGGAATAGTCCTTCGTAATAACACTGATGACAAATATCTAAATCAGAAAATAAAGCAATGGAAGTAATAAAAGAGCAATCAATATTCTCAGGTATCGAGAAAAAGAAAATAGCCAACATCAACCTTGAAAACGCAAAAGACGTATTAAAGCGTGGCTTTGAATTCTTTGTTGGCGAAGATGCGCAATGGGTGCAAGAGTATGACGACATTGCAGACTGGCTCACCGACAACAAGCATAAAGGTCTTTTATGTTACGGCAAGTGTGGACGTGGTAAGTCGCTTATCTGCGAAAAGATTATGCCTAATATATTCAGATACTATCTTCGTAAAAACTTGATTAAGTTTGATGGCTATGAGATAAATGACAAACGACAACTTTTGAGAGAATGTGATTGTGCAATACTCATAGACGACTTCGGAGTAGAAGATGTTGGCAAGATTTACGGAGAAACGCATAACGTTTTTGAAGAAGTCATCAGCCTGGCAGAGAAAAGACAGCAGTTATTGCTTCTAACAACCAACCTCACTCTTGACGAGATATGCGAGAAGTATGGAGAACGTACACTTGATAGGCTTCGTTATCTAACCAAACCTGTATTATTCACAGGAGAAAGCTTTCGGAAATGACACGGAAACAGGAAATAGAGAATATCATCATCGGCACTCTTCTGAATACGTTTGAAACGGATTGGTTCGCTGATTGTAGCTATTGCATCATGGCTGACATGTTCGCAGACAAGCGGAATGCAGGGATTTATTCTGCAATTGTTGAATACCGAAAGGATGGAGATAAGTCAATCACGCCATACCATCTTTGCAAGTTCGACAATGTTTTACTGTCATTGGCAGGGTATATGACAGAGTTGGCTGTTGATTACTATTTCCTCGCAAAGAAAGTTTTTTACAACGAGAATGTTTGGGTCTCAAGGCAAATCGAAGGCAAACGTTACAGGTACACGGATGTAACGTTCATGGATTACGTTACAAAATTTCTTGAAATGGTCATATCGGAGCGCAAATGCCAAAACAAACCTATTTAAGAAGTTTTTAATAATCGCAATATGGTTATGCCAAAAGAGCAAGGATAAAGCAGCTACGGGGCTAAGAAACGGCAAAAAAACGAATTTTACAATAAGATACACAAAAGAGCAATGAAAGAAAAGGAAAAAGTTAAGATTATCGGAGAGGTGCAGTTGCAGCCTCGTGACGAGAATACGGAGATGGCTGTCCTCGCCACTCTTATGCGACACAACGAGAAGATAGGTGAGTACAGCGACCAGCTAAACTCAGAACTATTCTATGGGGAGAAGAACCAGTCTATATACCAGTGTATAGCTAATGTTACAGCAGATTCGTCAATAATTGATGTGAATGCTTTGGTTAATTACTCAACCACACATGAATTACCATATAAGCTAGATTCGTTAGATTTTCTCGAATTGGTTAAGTTTGTAAGCCTTGATACCCTTGGGCAGGACATTAAAAGATTGCGCAAGATGTGGAAACAGAGGAAACTGTGGTTTCAGCTCCAAACTGCATCTCAAAGCATACTCGACCCAATGGGCGATTTCGACAAGGTGATAAATGACACGGTAGATGCTCTCGGAGAGATACAGAGTGATACTGCTGATAGTGGTATATATTCCTTTGACGAGTCAATCAAGGAATTAAAAGAAATAGTAAATGACAATGCTCAAGGAAAGAAGAAAAGTCTAACAACAGGATTTAAGCTATTTGATGATTATTTCCTTCTTAGACCTACCACGCTGACGATAATAGCTGCATTCACTGGAGTTGGTAAATCCTCTTTAGCAATGAATATAGCTACAAAAGTAGCAGGTGAGGGGAACCCTACGGCTTATTATTCTCTTGAAATGGGAAAGTCTGAATTGGCTGCACGAGCTATTAGTGGGAAAGCTGGTATTTCATCAAGTGTGATTGTTAACTGTAAACTTGAGAGTTTTCAGTTGCAACAGTTTGATAGGGCTATTGGAGAAACAAAAGGGTTGCCGATTTATATTGATGAAAGAGCAACTGTTTCGTTTGATAGCACCGTAAGGTCTATTAGGACGCTTGTAAGAACAAAGGGTATAAAATTAGCTGTGATAGACTATCTACAGATTTACTCACAAGTAGGAGAAAGCACTGAGGCGAGTTTGGCGTATATGGCCCGAGCAGCAAAGAATATTGCAAAGGAATGTAAGATTGCTGTAATTCTCTTATCTCAGCTTGCAAGAGGAAAGGACCATCCGGAGATACGACAGTTGAGAGGTTCGGGACAAATAGAGGAAAGTGCTGACAATATCATATTGATAGACAGGCCAGAGTCAATTCCGAATAGCACCATCAAGTATCAAGGGGATTTCAGCGACCAAGATACGCACGGAACTGCAAAGCTTATTCTCGCTAAGGGGCGTGGAGTTGGTACTGGTAATGCCCTTGTCGGATTTGACGGCAGGTTTACCCAGTTCTATGAGTTGGGCGACAAACCGAATTTTGACGACAATACCCCTTTTTGAAATGAGTGAAATAAAATCCGTTGGAGAGGTGATTTTAGAAATTGCTACTAACAAAGAATATGAAAACAGTGCTATTGCACAATGGTTTAATCGAAAAAAGAAAAGGCAATGAAAGAAATAAAAATATTCAATGATAGTTTTCAGAATTACAAGTCTTATAGCATTCCGAAAGCGCAGCTTATCATAGCTGATGTCCCATACAATTTAGGGAATAAAGCCTATGCCAGCAATCCCACTTGGTATGAGGGAGGTGACAATAAGAACGGAGAAAGTGATAAAGCTGGGAAGAAGTTCTTTTCATCAGAAAATGAGTTCAGGCCAACAGAATTTATGCACTTTTGCTCAAAGATGCTCATCAAGGAGCCAAAGGGAGTAAACAAAGCCCCTTGTATGATATTGTTCTGTGAGTTTGAACAGCAATTCCAGTTTATAGAACTGGGTAAAAAATATGGGTTAATGAAGTATATCCCTCTTGTGTTTCGTAAGAACTACTCGCCACAGGTTTTGAAGGCCAATATGAAGATAGTTGGTAATTGCGAGTATGGTCTGCTGCTCTATCGAGACAAGTTACCGAAATTCAATAATGGCGGCAGAATGATATTCAACTGCATGGATTATCCAAGAGATACAGATACGCCACGAGTCCACCCAACACAGAAGAGTGTCCCTCTACTTGAAAGGCTCATCGAGATATTTACGGATAAGGGGGATGTCGTTATCGACCCCTGCGCAGGAAGCTGCTCAACGCTTCTTGCGGCTGCTAATCTTGAAAGAAAGGCATACGGGTTTGAGGTTAATAAACAGTTCTGTAAAGATGCAGAAACGAAAGTGTTGTGTATGGTACAGAAGAATTTATTTGCTTGATTATGAAAGATTTTGAATTTATCAATTATTTGGTAAGAGATAATCAATATCTTACCACAGAGGAGGAAAAAATATGGTATCGTTCTGCTTTGTTTGGAGCGTTGAATTGGGGGCTGAAAATAGATAATGAACAGCAAGCACACCAAAGAAAGGAATTGAGAAAACGTTTCCAATAAAAAAACAAAGTGTTAAATATCGCTTATTGAGAAAAATAAAGGAGTTAACGTTTTGATATTCAAAACATTATCACTAATTTTACATCACATTTATAGAGCAATGAAATCATGGTAAGACTAAGTATCAAGGACATCCCGTCCGACATGTTGCGTCAGATACGCAGTAGCTTTGAAGAAGATCCCCAGATAAGGCAGATGAGGATAAGGCAAGACACTCTTCTTCGTAGTGGAAATGCTGTCCAAGCCCTTGAATGGGGTAAGAAAATCGAGAGCTTGTATGCAAAGGTGGTAGACAGCTACATAGAAGAGGCCGCAAACGAATCCGAAACATTCTCTCTTGAACAAACAGGTGTGCCGCCAAGTGACATTGAAAAGATAACCGAGCATGCCGTTACCATGTTCATGGCATGCGACATCATCGAGTCATGCATTATCGACATCAATGACATTCTGCACAGGACCGACAAAGATTTGTATTATGAAAATTTCGATGATATAAGGAAGATAAGCGAAATGGTGAAGTCAAAGCTTAATATGTTCCAAAACGAATCCAAATATATGAACAACATGTTTTGGGGCGACAAGTGCGATGATATGTATTCCATGATGCACAACAAGGCCAAGGCTATCATCCGAAAACGCAAAGAAGACAAGAATTGGAACAGGGACTTTGATGAAATGAAAGGAGGGCTGAAATGAGCGCATCAAATATACCTATGGGTTCAGAATACGACAAGAATGCTATTTGGGAACAAGTCGAGAACCAAGCTGTGGAACGCGACTGTGAAGTGACGGAAACTATAACAAGAAGAGTTACCCTCTCGACTGCTGACTATATATCAGAGGAAGACTGGGACGATGAGTTTGGAAAGTGTGTATCAGCGGACACCTCTGATACCGATTGGGTTGGAGAATATTCCAACCAAGAGTACACAGTTTTAGAGCTTATTGATAAGTTGAAAGCCTATGTTGAGGAAGATTTTAAGGATACATCCCCCAATACCAGCAAGGGTAGAGAACTGCAAAGGTTGCTCTCTGCTTGCAATGGTTGGGAACAAGTTGAAATAAATGTAGAGGAGGAATAACTATGGCACAAATAGCTACAACTAGGGAACAATCACAAAGACTATTGGATTTGGGAATACCAGCTAATACAGCAGATATGAGTTGGCATTTTACGAATATGAAAACAGAATCCTTGCAGTGGGAGTTGAAGCCAGCTCCGCTAACGACCAAAGAAAACTTCTTGGGGAGAATTGAAAAATTAGCATGTTCGTTGTATAAGCATGCTGATGGAACACCCATGACCGGTGAAGAGGTTTTTGATAAGATTTGGGGCAATGACTTGCCGGCTTGGTTTCTTGGGGCTTTGATTGCACTGCTGCCAGATGAGGTTAGGGATGAAAGATTTAATGTCACCTACTACCTTACCTTTGATAAGTACGGCATCTGGTACGGCAATCGCATGGAAGACGAAGAAAAAGAATATGAAGATTATGGAGATCTATTTGAGTGTTGTATTGATATGATAGAGTTTATTAAAGTTAAATAAAGTTCAATACATTGATTTTCAGATAGTTATGTTTGGTTAATTCAAATAAAATGACTACCTTTGCAATATAAATAATAACAATTAAAAATAAAAGAGCAATGAAAAAAGTCGGAATTTTTATAACTGGGAGTTTATTATTATCTCCATTTTTTATCGCTTTAATAAGCGATAGTTTTCCATTAATCCTTGCTGGGTGCGTATATTTAGCACTTCTTTTCCGTTTCACCCCAAAACGTTGGAAAAAACTTTTCTTTATAGCCAGTGTGAGGTATTCCAAGATTTTTGGTTAAATATTTAAAATAAGAGCAATGAAACATAGTCAGAAAAACAAAGAAGCTTATCAAGCTGTATATCAGCCTTTATTTGATAAGCTGAACAGTGGTAACTTCTTCCCAAACGTCCCTGCAATAAGGAAAGTCATCAGGGAACTTGATAAACAGATGGATACCCTGCTTTCAGGTGTCGTTTTTGCAAAAGACCTTGAAGAGGTCAATAAAGTAGATGGTTTACTGGATGTCTTGAAAGGCCGAAGGCGTGCTTACCAAGACATCATTAAGTACGTTAATGGAAGAATCGGTCAACAAAATTTACAAACAATCAAATAATACAGCCATGGGAGAATATGCAAGAAGAAAAATCGATGGTCAAGAAGTAAAAATTGGCACATGCAATAGAATGTATTATTGCCGATATGACCAAATAAACAAGATAAACTACCCTTATAACTCAGATAATCTTATTTGGAGAATACCGAACCCAGACGAAGACGGGACTCTTCCAGGGGATTATAATTACTCTCTCTTACGAGAGGGTGTATTTGTACCTTGGAAGTTAAAATTGGATACCAATAAACTGAAACGAGAAGACGCAGCCATCTTAAAACAAACTGGAACTATTCAGCTATCCGATAAAAGAATGGGATTACTCGTGAATATAAGATGTCCACACGGATTACCATTAGAACAAGAGGAAAACACCCAATGTTCATTAGCATATAACGGGCATCAGAACACACTTTATGTGTGCGGTTTAAAAAACACTCCAAAAGAATTAACTGTTGTGTTCACTTGTGCATCATGTGAAAGCATATGGTCCACTAGTTTTAATGAGATAGAACCATTGATTGAAAGCATTTGGATGAAATTGAGGTTGCTCCGTCAAGTTTCAGAATACCACTATCAGCACAACGAAGAACCTTGCAAATTCGTTGCAACAGTAGATATAAGTAATGATGTCAATGCAACCATTACTCCTATCAGCAAAGAAAGGTACTTGGTGAAAAAGAACGACGTAACCATAGCCGATGCTCCTTGGCACATAGCCTTAAATAAGTTTGTCAGTCTTTTGCCTACCGTGTCAGATTTCGATATGAATGACATTGATGCAAGAATGTCTAAGTTGTATAACATAGCTTCACAAGCGGAAGAAATTAGAAGTAACATCAATAACATTTAGTACAAGAGCAATGGAAAAGTTTGAATTACTATCAAAAGTCAGAGAATTAAACAAGTCTTTTTCAGAAGATTTGGAAAAGGAGTTGGATAAG